ATCAGATCATCCATTGAAGTGAAGCCCATGACATTCTCCTAATTAGTTCCAGATTGTTTCGATAGCTGCTGTAAGTTGTGTACTTCTGCTGTCATTGACCAGCCATGATATGAAGCCAAGAAAAGCACCATCTTCGATCTTGATAGGCTGCTTCTCTATAACGAATTCTGTTTTTGCAAAGCTACCAAACACTTGAGTATTTGTAGTAAGCCGACTAGTCGCATCTGTTGTAGCATCTATGTACAACGGCTTCACCAATACTATAGCCAGTATGCCACCAGCATCTGCGGTGAATGTAGCCGACACTACACTACGAACCCCGGAATCTCCTAGCGCAAGCTGTACGAATGGAATACCAAAAGAGATTGCTGTTGCAGTATTCACTAGAACCCCTGCATAGGCCGCTGCCCCAATAGCAAAGTTTGGTGTAGTCTTTTGCACACCGTCTTGGTTAATGTAAGTGATACTACCTGTTATCCCTGCTCCCCCTGCTACCGCACTCTGAGCTACAAGCATCATCTGCACACCAGTCCCATCTGTGTAGCGAGGGAGAGTTACAGAATTGTCCATCAACTGCACTTCGTCAACAGCAGTAGCATCTACAAAGGGGTAGTAAAGAAGGTAGTCAAGCAACCTGTGTGTCAGAGAGGAGCCGTAAACAGCAGTAGCACTGTTCCCATCCACACACAAAGCTAATGACTTCAGGAACTGCGACTTCGGAGATACACTTGGAATAGGTATGCGAATACCATTATCCATGACAGCAGCTACAAGCGGAGCAGAGGCGTAGAAGTTGGCAGTTGGATACCCTGCCATAGTAGTCCAATCAAACCACACGCTACTAGAGGTCATAACAGCAGTCTGCCGCCCCTTCCGCATCATCGTGAAGAAGGTCTGCCCATTCTCATAGGCATCCACATACTCCCTGATATTCCTGAAACCAGCACTCACAGCTTAGTCTTCCGTAACGTCCAGATCGCCAGCAGCAAACTGAGGCTGAATGCCGCTAGATACTGCGAGAGAAGAACTAAGTGCGCCACTGTAGAGAAGCTTACCTGCACCGCTGCTATCAGTACCTACGCCGAAGTGACTAAGAGTAGCACCAGTAACACCGCACTGAGCGAACTGTACCAAAGCAGCATTAGCTACAGCAGCTCCAGCAACAGTCCATCCTGCGCCAGAGCGAGCAACAGCTACCCTTAGGTAATTCGTATAGACAGTTTCACTTGTCCCTTGATCGCCAGCTTCTCCAGGATCAGCAGTATGCAAGCTGATGTAGAGTGAGCCAGCAGCAGCTGAGTTCTGAATACCAGCAGCATCACCAATGAGAGCAATGTCATCATTGTTGAAGATCAGTTTCAGCAAATCGTTTTCAAACGTATTACTCTTGGACATATCAATCTCCTAGTTATTCAAACTCAAGAACTTGCGAACCAGCGTTATTGGTGGCGCCAGTGCTCACCTGTTGCATCTCTTTAGCAGGTAGGCTGGCATGTATCAGTGTAACTTTTTCCAGGATTTTAAGTAGAATCGCAGTGTTGGATTCCATCTCAGCTGAAGCTGGCGGAACAACTGGACTCTCCATGGCTGCTTGCAGCTCATCAGCACTTGGCATATGCATTACATTTCCTTTCGATATGAAATCATGAATAACTCAGGGCCGCTCGGTCATTCCAACTTTGATCGTAGTTGGTACTTCCATTAGCGTATTCGATAACCAAGGAGCCACTGGGATCTGAAGTCATACGCTGAATTCTCCATTCCGCTACTGCGGGGGAATTACCAGCATAGGTCTTTCCGATGTACGTTACAGTGGATGATGCCACATCAACTCTTGTAGCATATACTGGGGCTCTGCTACTCATTTGGATAGATCCTCCAATTCATACCCACCCCCAATACGCTGTAGATGTGTAGCATAAGATGAGGATAGATGACTTCTCAGTTGGTTAGCTTGGGAAGTATTCACATTCTGGTATTGCTTAGCCATGAACTGAGCAAAGTTCTCCTGCTTTCCACCGCTCTTAATGTACTTAGCTGTGAAATCAGTTACCTGTTCCTCACTCAGTTCCTTACCTCCAAGTACAGAGATCTTAATGCTCTCTCCCAGTTCAGCCCTGCGCTTCGCATCTTTCGCCTGATAGGTATTGATTCTGAACATGGCATCATTCACCAGTGCTTCATCCAGTGGCTTACCACCAGCAAGTCTGGTAAGAGAAGCAAGACTCAGCAGATCATGGGACATGGTAATGTTCCCTTTCTGATTCAGGGCAGTTACCTTACCATCTCCTACAGTACCAGCCTCAAGTACCTGAGCCAAGCCAGCAAGAGGTCTTGAAACTCCGTTCTGTTCCAGCCCTCTCAGGAATGTCTGCCATACAGGAGCGCCAGCTGCTACCTTACCCATGCCTTCTGCTACCTGCTGATACAAGCGAGTAGCTGCCTGCACAATTGGTACAGATGCAGGATCAGTAGGAACGATGGTAATATTCCGTGGATTCACATCGCCGCGGGAATACATATTCACCTTCAGATCAGGATGGAATAGTCCCATTGCATTTGAGAGTCCTCCATACATCAGCCAATCTCCTGCCACCTTACCTGCTGCACTGTAGGTAGCTTGGATTGCATCAGTGTGGGTAGTATTACCTGGGGCATTACCAATCAGATGGGTATTGATTGCATTGAATGCAGGCAATCCATTCATACCATAGATAGAACCTTGCAGTCCCATCATAATGGTAGCAGTCTTAGCCTGACCTTCTCCTACATGACGCAGTAGTTGCTGTATCAGATTGAACTGGTATGTTTGGAAGAGTCCAATGGCTTGACCAACTGGGCCTTGGAACATGAGCGGCCGCTGGCTAGCAACATAGTTACCTTGGGTTCTATTCACAAAGGTATTGATATAAGCCAGAGAAGTTCTTTCATCAATGATGCCATGCTTCACAGCTACATCAGTGATCTGCTTCATCACATCTGCTGCAATGAAACGATTGAATTCCTCAGCCATCCTATTACCAGTGAGCTTCTCACCTACCTCTGCATACTTATTCATCCTAGCCAAAGCTGTACCTACATCTGCATCACCTGCAAGGGAGCGGCCAATATCATCAATCACCTGATTGTACTGCTGGGTAATTGAGGAGATGAATCCATTCTTTTTATAGTATGCGAGAAGCTCAGGATTGTTATGGTACCTACTGATTGCATTAGCGATCAACTTGGTAGGGGAATCAATTGCATCCTTGGAACCAGGAACTGCAATCTTCATCAGCTGTGCCAGCTCTCCAGCAGCCTCAGCATTCCCAGTACGTATAGCTTTCAGTATGCTTTGGGTTTCACTCCCAAGAAGTACTGCGCCCCCAATGGTATTATTGATTGCATTCAGAGGATCTAAGCGAAGTGCGAATGTACTGATGAGTGCATTAGCTCTACCTACAAACTTGGTAAGAGTACCGCTAGGAGTACCAGCATTCATAGCCCGATACAGTTCTGCATCAGGCAATACTCCAGCATACCCAGTTTTCTTAAGTGCCTCACCTACAGCATCCAGATGCTCAGGAGTTGTAACCTTATCCATTGCCTCAGATACTTTGCCCCAGTACTTAGATACTTGGTGATCCAGCATCTTATTCACTGAGTTCCAGATTGGGTACTCTTCTCGCTTCTGCACATCTAGCGCCAGCTTAATCAGATTGGAAGCAGGATTGTTAACTGCGTTCTCAGCATAGGCGAGGGAAGATACATACCCTTGCTTGCTCTTAGCTGCCAGCAATCCAGTCTCAGCCTGAGTCATAATGGCATCGAATTGGCGGGAGTAGTTATGTGCGGCCGCATCCCGTATCAGACTATTCGAGCGATCAGTATGCCACTGAAGCAGGTTATCCACAATCTTCTTGGGATCAGTAAGTGGCATATGCAGCGAAGCACTCACACCCATCCGGCGCATCTCAGTATTGATGTAGTTATCATTCAGGGAGCGTTCGAATTCATAAGTACCCTGAGACTTGAAGTACGCCTCAGAATCTCCCTTGGTGAGTACCTTCAGGTGCTTGCTATTCGCTACCGCATCAGATTGGATCTTCTGAATCAATACTTCCAGATCCTTAGATGTAGGAGCATAGATCATACTGCTATGACCTGTAGCAGTTGCGCTATCATCAATTACAAATGCGAAGTAAGGAGTATCCTTTGAGTTCCTAGGAATAGGATAGAAGGTATCAGGATCTACCTTGTGCTGGTATCCTTCATCAGCACGCATCTTGATCTTCGCCTGTGAGTAGCGAACAGCTCTCTCCATATGCGCTTGAATTGCTTCAGCAGCACTGGCACTTTGCACGCTTACGAACTCAGGTACTTCTCTTTGAGCAAGCTCAGCTACTTCTCTGGCCCTAGCAGCAGATCCTTCCTCGCTGGAGAAGCGATAAGCTAATCCTTGCTTCTCTGCATCCCACACATAGCGTTGTGGTAGCGAGCGCATCTTCTCATTTAGAACTGAGAACTCAATAGCTCCATCAAGATCATTGGAGAGTTTCTGAAGCGGAGCAGCCATGAACTCATACATCTCTCCAACTTCTTTGGTTTTCAGATTCTTAACTTGCTGTCCTACAAATTCCATGATCTGCTGGAGAGTACCATTGGCACCACCAGTGAAGGAAGCAATACCTGGGCCAGCATTCCCTGTAAGAATTGCTTGGTCTGGAATCCTGGGGAACTCAACACCTGTTAATTCAGTGGCAGTCCTATGTACTCTCTCATCATGTAGCTTGGCGCGCTGAGATACTGCCGCAAGTCCTTGCAGCTCATTACCGTCCATCATGGTACGCTGAGTCTTGGAAACCATCTTTGCATAGCTAGGAGCAAGCAGAGGATCCAGCAGGGCTTCGGATCGGCGAGTGCCTGCATCTACCCCGCGTGAAGCATAGTCATGCCTAGCAAGTGCGCGAGCATCCCATCCCATCGGGCGCTCAATGTCATTCAGTATTTCCGGATGCACATTTACAATCTTAGCAATCTCTTCCGTTGTGGCCTTAGTTGCTCTGGTAGAAATAGCCTGAAGAATCTCAGGAGGAACAGGACGTACCAGATGCCCAGCGAAATCATTGAATGCTGGATTCTTAGCCAGTACTTCAGGGTGAGTAGATGCCCAAGCGAAAGCATCAGCGAACAGTTCATGTGCGCTATTACGATAGGCTTCCTGTGTCTTATCCTTGGATTTCCACAGCTCTGGCCTACGTGCCCTAGATAGATTCTGCAGCTCCCCTATCAAGGAAGGCCATATCTGTCCCAGGTTCTCAAGAGCAACTCCCTTGGAGTCTAGGATACCTTGGAACATGGAATGACCTTCCTCATGTTTCAAGGTACTCATGATACGCTTCAGGGAATTGCTTTCAAGAAATTGCTTCTCAATGGTAATGGCATCCGCTTTGATGGGATGAGTATTACCAAGGTCATCAGTGTAGGTAGTACCCTTCCGCATGAACCATCCAGCGTATCCTCCCACTGGATCTTCAATCACATTGAAGTTAATGCCGAAGTAACTTTTCAGCTTATCCACCTTAGTTTCAGCGGACATTACTGCTTCACTGTTCTTGGCAATGCGGGTAGCGGTATCTTTCTTCTGTGCCTTCAGATATGTGGCAAGTTCCTCTCTGGTGTATGAGGTAGCCTCAGCGATCTTACCACTCTCAGGAATCACCTTTACTCCAGTGATACCATCTCGCACAGCTTTCTCAAGGAGAGGTAGATCAAGTGCGTGAACAGATACTTCCTCCCCCTGTACCCAAGCAGGAAGTTTCTCAGCCCAGAAGTACCTAGCTTCGGTAGTCCTGTGATCCACACCAAGGATATTGTATCCTCTATTCGGGTTATTACTGAAGGAATATGTGGCCTTCCCTGCTTTCACACCTGCAGGAGTAACTACGATCTGTTCACCTGGAGCTAGGTTATCAGCCAGATTCAGTACCTTCGGGCGATCATGGAAGATAGTACCCATCTGATCCCCATGCAGCTTAATCCAGCTCACAGTGGTATTGTTCAGTATTGCCATGTCCTCAGCAGAATGTACCCCCAGAGGATCTGCTATCACTCGCTTCATCGCCTGAGTATATGCTGAGTCAGCGGCAGTCACCTTATTTACTCGACCGAGGGAGATAGTATCCAGCAGATTACCTACATTCTCCTCTAGTCTTGTGGTCTTAAAGTGATCGAACATAGCCTTGGCAATGGCAGTATCGCCACCAGTGAGCTTACCAAATTCTTCTTGTATCTCTCTGGTAAGCAAGTCCTGAGTCTTTCCTCTCATTACTCCAGCACGGATTGCCAGACCACCTTCAGGCAAAGGAGGAAGTGCCTGAAGCTGCTCAGCCTTAAAGAGTATCTTATCAGAAGGACTCTGAGCTGGGCCTGGCATTGCAGTAATACCATAGGGAGCCAATTCTTTCTCAGCAACCCTACCAGCAGCAGCAACTCTCCAGCCAGTACCTACCCCTTGCAATACACCGCCAAGAGCACCGAATACACCAGCTCCATGCACACCGTTCCAGAACAGATCCTTCACGCTCATATCATCTAGGATAGGAGAGTTATTCATGGTAGCTGCAACCATCACTTCCCAAGCAGCTCCCTCATATACAGCTTGGCCAAAACCAGCAGCAAGTGCCTTTACAGTATTCGCCTCACCTAGGGAGAATACATTACCGCTACTGCGAATAGCAGATACTGCATCCGCTAGATGTAGATCACGATTGGGAGCAAGAACTCCCATACCGCGGCCCATATTAACACCGATTGCACTTTCCCTCAGCATCAGCTGGCCTGCATTTAATACCTTAACTCCCCCCATTCCAGGAGCAAACATACCAAGGATGAATCCAGCAGTATCAACTCCCAACTTGTGATCATCGTAGTATCTGGCATAGTCATTATCCAGTTCCACCAAGCGCTTGCGAAGATCAGAAGTCTCCATCTTTGCACCAAAGTAATTCGCCACAGTAGGAACGATGTTATAGATTTCATTAACACCAGATGCTATGGCTGTAGGTATGAACTTGGTAGCGATATCTGCTGCATCCTCGAAGATAGAAGTATTCCCACCATTCAGGATGGTATGATTGCTTGCAGCGATAAGATGGGAAGGGATGTTGCTGTATTCATCACTCATTATATATTACCTCAATTTTGGCGCGACTACACCAGATTTGAAAAGGGGAGGATAGAAACCACCTCCATTTGGAGTATCAGGGTACTCACTATTCCAGTTAATTGCAGCCCCTAACTGCATGACTACAGCTCGCTGGATAAGGTTCTGTACTATTACAGGGTCAGTAAGATTTGCAATTGCCTTACCCATAGGCAGGAAACGTGCAACTGTGTACTTACCTCCTAGCGCATTACCTACTGTATCTATCTTTGCATTCCACTGTTTAAGCGGTTCGCCAGTAAGCTTCTGTGCATCAGATTGCAGATTCACAGCCAGCATGGTTTTCCCGTACATGGTAGCCATGAGAACAGCTGCATCATTCCCAGTGATATCACGCTTGATTACTGCTGCAAGCAATGTATCAAACACCTGTTGCTGGTCAATCGGATTATTCTTATTCGCATCTGTAAGCAGAGTAGCAAGTACTGGATATGCCTTCATACCAGATAGCCCCATATCTATAATGGCATCATATGAGGGAGGCTGGAAAGGATTGGAAGTATCCCCAGGAACTATGTTAGACTTCCAGTCATTCATCTTAGCCCTGACCATCTTATCGGCTTCAGTGGCAATGACATTCTTATCCTTGCTGTTCTTACTGGCAGCAGCTACAGCATCAATATCTAGCTGCATCAGAGATTCCTGCCTGCTATTCTTAGGCCGCATACCTACTGAGTTCCGGTAGGCAGCTCGCTCCAATGCATTCTCTCCATCAAAGGGTACTGTACCGCTGGATAGCATTACACCGCGATCAAGCCAGTTACCAAACTGTTCTCCAGCCTTAGATCCTTTAGGCTGATTAAGTCCGAATAGAATCTGAGTTCTATCTAGAGGAGGTAAGCCATCTCTGCGACGGCCATCATTCACAGCTGTAATTCCAGCAGTAAGTGCAGCTTCATTCTCTTTCATCTTCTTCAGGCGCTCATCTCTCATCTCTTTTTCAGCGTCAAGTCTTTCTCTGGTGAGCTTCCTAGATTCTTCAGCATTCTGTACTTCCAGTACCCGTACTGCTGCGTTAGTACCCATTGCATCCATGCGAGCTACTGCTTCAATACCCTGCGCATCACTCATGAGAGCTGCATTGGTGGCATCAATCTCACGGATCTTCTGCCTAGTTCCTAGAGCAGTCACTAGTTCCAGATTTGTAGCAGCGGTGAGTGATTGCTTCAATGCATCTGTACTCTGTGCGTGTTGCTGAACTGTGGTATCCAGCTTAGCCTTGGCATCAGTTAGAAGAGCCAATCTGGTATTCGTACCTTCCAGTTCCTGCATATCCCAGGGCAGGGTGAATGCGTTGATGATAGCAGAGGCAGGATCTTCGAAGAGAGAAACAGATTTATCCTCTTGGATCTTAGCAGCTTGTGTCATCTGCGTACGCACAGTATCTCTGGTCTGCATTGCCAGCTCATAGGAGAGTGCTGCATGATCCAGAGTGGCAGCAAAACTCTTCTTCTCTAGCTGGGCTTCCAGATCAGCCTGTGCCCTTACTGCAAAGGATTCAGGAGTTTCAAATCTCCCGTTTACATTCTCACCTGACTTCGCTTCCAGTGCAGCTTTCTGAGCAGCATTCTGCCCCACGCCAAAGAATAGCTGCTGCATATCTTGGGCATTCTTACGGAACTCAGCTTGCTGCTGTTCCAGTTGGTCTACGAGACTGGTGCTATCTGCCATGGTAATGCTCCTATTAGGTTGGTATTGCTACACCAGGCTTAGAATATTGGGCCGAAACCGCCGAAAGTGTTGTCTACAGAAAGGTTGCCTCCGCTACTTCCAGGAGCCCCTGGGTTCCCTTGGAACAAGTTATCTACTGTTGGATTGTATCCGAGAAAAGTAAATGTACCTCCTCCCGTAGAAGTAGGAACAGGAACAGGAACAGCACCGCCAGTAATTCCTGTAACACTGTACCCATTGGGACTAACTACTTTGTAGGTAGCCCCATAGGTAGAGTTGTATGTATTCAAAGCAGTGATAAGCCTGGCTACGTCAGCCTCATATCCACTAGAACCTCCAGGATACGATCCATTGCTCTTACTAGGCTTAATGAACTGATCCAAGGAAGGAGGAGCAGGAGGTGCCGCTACTACTGGGGGAGTTACCGGAGCAGGAGGTTGCACCACATCTGGAACCGCCTCTACTGTAGGAGGAGTTACCACTGGCTCAGGAGTAGGAGTTACCACTGGCTCAGGAGTAGGAGTAACTACAGGTTCCGGCATTGGCTCAAGAACAGGAGCCGGAGGCAGTTGTTCTGCAGGAAGCACTGAGGCAAAAGGAGTGAATGCAGCAGCAGACATATCACTACTCATAGGACTGAAATTAAGGTTTGAAACAAAGCTAGGTATAGCATTGTTATCAATTGAATTATCAAATGCAGTAGGAAAAGAGCCTCTGGAGTTCCAAGGATCATTGTTCTGTGCTCCTGCTGCTGCATTACCAGAAGATGCATTACCAGACTCCAGAGGAATGCCCATGGAAAGCAGATCATCTAGGTCAAGGCCATCCAGCAATCCTTTCCTAGCTTTCTTACTCCCAAGCAGCAAAGCAGCTCCAGCCAAGAGCCCAGTCTTGGAATCAATAGGAGCAGTCACCTTAGTAGTTTGGATGATTGGATCCTTGTTAGTAACCTTCACCGCGCTGCGCTCTGCTGCCTGCCCGCCCACTCGTGCCAGCAGATCATTGGTCATCAGCTGCCTGGTAGTACTGTTATACATACCAGGTGCTTTCTGTCCACTGGATACAGCAGCAAGCCCAGAGGTACCTTCCATGAGGGAACGAATCAGATTCTTGATTCCTTCCTCAGACACAATGGTTTGTTCAGAGCTGCTGCCACCAGAGGTAGTTACTGAGGTTTTCTTCCCAGTAAAAAGACCAAGGAGAGAAGTAAGAGAATCAATATTACTGGAAAGCGGAGTAGTCATTACTTGTCTCCTTTAGAGGAAGTAGGAATTTTATCTGCAATAATAGAAGTCACCTTCTCAAGGGTTCTTCCACCAAAATAGAACATCAAACCGAATTCTGTAAAGCTCCTTACCATTGAAAGGAAAGCATCATCTATGCGCTGCACCAGTCCGAATGCCATGAGAGAAATGAGGGTAAGGAAATACACCATAATCAATGGCCGAATGTTCTTTGAGAGCCATGAATCAGATGCCATGTCAGCGGAAGCTCTCTTAGTTACTTCCTGCATTTCCTGCAACTGAGCTTCGATCACACGAAACTCTCCGTTCTGCTTCATCTTGAAGATCTCAAGTTCTGCGGCAGCTCTGGCAGCAGGATCAGGAATCAGCTTGTTTACTATCTGCATTCCTGCAGCAAGTACTACATCCCAACCTAGCATCTTAGTGTCCTCCAGCTTTGGATATGATGGCGGTAATACCTACCCAAGTAGCAGCAGCCATTCCAGCAAATATTAGTCCCACTACTCCTAGCAATCCTCTGTCTGAAGCCCTCCGCATGGATGCACCAAAGCGAAGGTTCTCCCTGAATTCTTCCACTTCCTTGGGTTCATCTATATTCACACCCAGGATAGCAAACATCTGCTTCACAGCAAGTCCGGCTGCTTCCTCTGCATGACTGCATGAAACTTCTGGATTAGCGCAGGGCATCTTGATTGGAGAGTTCACGTAATTGCCTTTCCATGTATGTCTGTAAGGCCAGTGGAGTATCCACCAGAATGTAGCAATGATAATACTTCATACCTACTTACCCTAGGAGGGCTTATAGCAAAGCTGGTGTGTATCCAACCATGCTCCAGAATCAACTGATCTATATGCAATCCTTTTATGTTCTTAGCCAGTATAGATGCTATCTTTTCAGGGGTACCATATCCAGGGCAAGTCCAATCTACCGCTTCCCCTTTAGTATGCTGGCTAGTTGCTTTCGATCCTATCGCAATACACAGATCAGGAGAGCGATACCAAGAATTAACATGAATAGGAAAGCCAAGAAATCGTCTGATATTATCCATGTACCTAGCAGTCTGGATGATAGTTCTAGCCACCAATTCGGTAGGTACATTTTGGATTCCTAGTTCTTCTGCCCTCTGAGAAACAACTGTTTCCTCGATTGAGAAGTAATCACTGGGAGGAGTACTCATAGCTTATAGCTGAGGAAGGAAATAGAGAAGAGTATCGGAAAGTGCGAAGCCTAGCTTCTGAGTGAAGCCAGCTCCAAGTACACCAGCAGTTCCACTTTGTCCATAGAAAACTCCTGGAGTAAGAGTGCCTGCACTGAATGCAGGGTACATACCAAAGATAGTAACTTCAGTGGTATCGTTTATGGCAGTTCCATTCGCAGCTGAGCAGAAGCCTACCACCAAACCGGAAGTACCTTTCTTAGCTTTCCCTACTCCAGAACCAGCATCAAAGATCTCAATGGTGTTACCATATGAAAGTGCTTCATATGCTGGCATATAGAACTTAGGCTTGGAATGTGTGGCATTGGCAACTCCAAGCTCATCCCAATTAGCTTCTGGTGGAGTAAGAGACCCAGTAACAAAGTCTAGCTGAGAAGCCACACTCCTAAGTGCATTGTATACTTTCAGTAGTTCAAAATACAGTTCCAGATTCTCAACTAATGGAGTTTCTGGAAGTCCTATGTTAAAGGAAAATGCTTGAGTACTCATTAGCTCTATCTCCCCCCATGCACATCAAAGGTAAGGAGCATACTATGTAGATTGAATGTTCCCTTGCAAAGAATCGAGTGGTTCATAGCAGTGTTATGGAATCTATAGTTCCTACTCTTAGCTGCAGTAGAAGCTAGGTATCCGGCGATTGGAGTAATAAATGTCTTACCATCTATAGTAGGAATATCATGGAGAGTGAAGGTAGCAGCTGCATCCACATTCTCTACCTCCACTCCTTCAAGGGTAAGTAGTCTGGAGCGCACATACTGGTACTTACCAAGTAGCATCACTCCATCTCTGTCAGTGGATGCGAGATCGAAGTTCAGAAGATACACAGTGCCATTGGTTTGCAAGAATGCAATTGACTTCTTAGGCACCTCAATCACATCTTGATCGTATAGCTGGAATTCAAAGCAATCTGTATGAGGAATCTTCAGCTTACCAAACTGTTTCAGCGCCGTATCCAGTACTATCGCATGTGTAAGTCCAGTGGGAGTACCATAGGAGATCACAAGGTAGCGATCTGCAATGTACGCAAGGCGCTTCTGCACCACAGTAGGATAGATGGTGGTACTGAATTCATTCAAATTCTCATCGAAATCTTCGAAGTAATAGCCAGAGAGGAAATCTGTAAGCTCAGGATATACAGTAGTAGCTGCCTTAGCAGTAATGGATTGCAGCCCAGAAGTAGTATACGCGTACAGCGAGCCAGCACCTGAGTCCTGTGTCACAAAGGTAGGATCAGTAAGTCCTCCTGCTCCGCTTACAGGAACAAAGTTGAATGGGTATCTGGAGTTACCTGAGTACTGTGCAGCCACCGCATTACTATCGGTGAATACAATCAGCGCACCATATACAGGCTCAATGGTAACTAGCTTGCCACGAGCGCTTTCTACCTGTCCGCCGCCTGCTCCAGTAACAAGAGAGGGTACGAAATCAGTGGCATCCAGAGTGGATGACCATACAATAGCATCCTCGCTATATGCAAGGAGATACCCAAATGCACCTGATACCCCTAGGATATCAGCAGCTGTAAGTCCAGTAAGAGTGGTTGCAGTCATGGTATCAGTTGCGAAATCATATACATAGCAACCGTAGTTGGAGAAGTATATGTAAGTCACACCTGAGACAAAGGCAACAGTCATGCGGCGCCCTGCTAGATTTGCAGGTGTAGGACAACCTACTGCGGGAACCTGCCACTTGCCAGATAGCGCGGTGAGTACAAAGAAGTCACCATCGTCGCTGATTGCAGCTTCTGCTGCATTACCGGCTCCATCTAGGAGAATAACGGTAGAATCAAAGTCCAGATCACCCGGTAGTTCTGCATCATTGGTGAACTTAGTGAAGCCAACTGATTGGTAGCCAGTCCCATTGGGCATCACATTATGCGCATAGTAAACCTGCGGCACTCCCAGATCTTTCTCAGCATCTGTAAGAGTGCTTTTCTCAGTCATCCCAGGAACATAGTTCTGATCTTGCCCCTTTACTATCACAGTCCTGCCATGAGACTCAGAGAGAAGTGGGATAGAGGAAGCTTTCAGATTTACTCTGTAGGTTACATCAGCCATGATTAGAGCCTTTGCTGTGCAGATACGTAAACAGTGCCAGCGGAGAATGTGATACCTCCGGAAGTGTTATTGGCGATTACAACAGTTGCAGTATTAGCTGCTGTGATATTAGCGGAGATGGAGAGTGCTCCCATATCCACACTGAAGGAAGCAGTAGCGTAGTCGCCTAGTACAGCTCCAGTGACTGTGATAGTTCTGGTAGTGGTAGAGCCTGCTGCAAGAGTAGCCCCACTTGAAGCTCCAGATCCTGAGAGGAAATCAGGAGGAGTTGGAATGGTAGGTTCATCAAATACTGAACCTTTTACTTTTGTAACCATGGAAGGAATCCTTTATAGGAGAAGATGGAAAAAGAGACTAGAAACTACTAGTCTTTTAATCTGTGCGATGCGTGGATTGGGTACAGGGTCGGCGACAAGGTCTTGAGGTGTTGTCATGACTGAATGGTAGTGGATGCGTTAAGGTAAAAACTTTTATATTAAATTACCTTAGATTCTGCTTCGCCAGAACGCACAGCACCATGGCAAACTTTTTCATCAGTACTTTGGCACTGGCGAGGTCGGTCACTTGCGCCTGCACATAGGCTTCGACTTCTGCCGGAGTGTGGTCGCGCAGGTACTGCACTACGTTGTCAGTCTTGGCGGCAGTCTTGGCATCCTCCAGTGCTACCTGCCTCGCGGTTTCAGCAACTTGCTCTGGTGTCGGCGGCGGGATAGGCTGAATATTCGACTCAACCAGTGCTATCAAGGCTTCGTAGTCTGTCAGCGGTGTCCCTGCAATAGCTGCATGGTCGCGGAGTAGTTGCATCTGCCTGTCAGAGTAGGAGTGGCAGCGGATTTGTACTTCCGTAACCGCGCCGGGGACTATGTGCGCTGGAATGACTTTGCCGAGAGTGATATTGCCTTCGGCGTCTGTGGTATCCGGCAGCAGTTCTTCGGGGACTACCGTATCAGGGGCGATGGTTCTATCCACCCAAGTAGCTTCGACGCTGTTGGTAATTGCGTCATGGATGATTTGTTTTAGTTTGATCATGATGTCGCGCCTTTGATGATTGCGAAGTTGATTAGGAAGCCTTCACTTAGGTTTGATGCTGAGTTGTTCCGTATCGTTATTCTGATAGCATTGGTTTGGCATTCACTAGAGAAGCTGTACGCGCCAGCAGTGCCAGACCCGCCATACATACTCACTACTGCCATGTCATTTACAGTAATTCCCACTGTGGAGCTATTCACCAAGAAAGATACAGTTGCTCCTGCGTTTAGCGTTGCAGTATCCAGCGTTATCTGACCAGTCGGCTTATTTAGCGTGACAGCGGTTGCTTTACTCGTAGCCTGCGTAACCGTGCCGCCTGCGCCTGTGCCGTAGCCTAGACCAACCGAAGCAGAACCTGTTAGAAGGACGCTACCAATAGGGAATGTAAGATTCCCACTCGTATCAATCCGCATCGCCTCCAGCCCGCCGGTGAAAAACGTCATTGGTAGGTAAGATGCTCCTGCATGCGTTGTTTCTATACGGCTTTCAGTCGCATTTATTTTGAAGTTGAATAGTCCTGCCGCAGTTGGGGTGCTGGTGTTGTATAAACTAAGGTTAGATTGCGTACCGCCCACACTTGGAATCGCTCCAATAACAGTTGCGCTTGACGCGGTGCTGGTTTGGAACATCACACGACTTGATGCGGTAGCGTTGCTGAAGTCGCCTGTGATGCGGTTGCCAACTCCAGTGAAATTAAGATTACCTGCTACCGTTCCATCTAAACTGGAACTAGATGACCACGCAGTACCTGTCCAAGCAAACATCCTAGTAACAGCAGTATCCCAATATAAAGCGCCAGTTACTAAGGCATTTCCATCATTATCCAGCGTGGGGGCTACTGCCTTAGCCCCTAGATATCTGTCATCAAAAGAATCGTAAGAAGCAGCTGCGCTTGCTGCACTTGCACTAGCTGCACTAGCACTGGAAGTGGCTGAACTTTCACTAGCAGTTGCAGATACTTCGGACGCTAAGGCAGAAGCGGCAGAAACAGAAGCGGCAGCAGCACTTGCTGCAGCATTAGTAGCAGAGATAGCAGCAGCATCTGTATTAGTAGAGCCTACCAATCCCCAAGCTACTACGTCATCATTTACATCTGCTGCAAAAGTAAGAGTGAAAGAAGTGCTAGAAGTCTCAGTGAAATCTCGTACTGGGATTTGCGCTACCCCATTCACAAATACTTGCAGAGAATTTGTTCCAAGTGAATATGTAAACTCAGTGAGAGCGAAAACAGTCTGGGCAGCAGTAGCTACGAACGCCTGAAATACTGCACTATTTTCTGAATTTACAAGAGGAACATCACTACCAGGTTGCCAGATACTTGCATCAGCCATGCTTATTCTCCTATTAGAGCCAATTCCATCTTAAGTGTAGCATACTGTTCAGCAACCTCTTGCTTCATAGCAGTCGCCTCTTCAGCTTTTCCAATCGTTTTCAATACTGTAGCGGCTGCTTCATACACAATCAGATAGGGATGATCTAGCGCTATCCAAGAAGAGAAAGTAGCTTCTGTGATATCTGGATGGCGATAGCAACCAAGAAGCATATACTGATCTTCTGTGCTACTCTTTATTTCAATCAGTTCCCCTGCAACATAGCAGATATCTTCCTTCTGCACACTATAGGAATCCAATGTTTGTTCAGGAGTGAGAAAGGTAAAGAAATCTCCAGGGGTATCACCAGTAGAATCATATTTCCTAAGGAACTTTGGTGCTCTCCAGCGAGGAACAAGAGTTCTATATTCCAGAGACTGGAGGAAAGCAGGAGTTGCCCACTGTATACCAGTTTCAAAGGCATCCTTAGGAAAGAAGTCTGAGTGATGGGCTTTCAGAGTGGCTTTCTTCACGGCAAGCAAGGTATCAGCTACCAGATCCGGACGGTTGGTAGCTACATACACATCAGCAATTAGTTCGGTAAGTGTTGCCATCTCTGAAAGTCCCTTTGCACCTAGTTACTTGGAGGCAGCAGAAGCTACCTTGATGGAGGAAGCAGCAATGCCAGCAATACCGGCAGTATTTACCTGCCCAGTTCCTGGTTTAGCAATGCTATTACCCATGTCACGTGCAGCTGCCTGCTCTGCCAGAAGCTCTTCACGAATCTTCTTGCGCAGAACAGCCATCGGATTCAGTTCATCCATAGATACTGTAACACGTTTCTGATCAATAAAAAGATTGGGGTGGCCACGCTTGCATTCAGTGGTCAGCTCTGCAATTTTCTCAGGATCATTGGTGGTGTATACACCATTGACAAATACAGCAGCTTCGCCACTCTTGAAGATGTAGCGAACAGAGGGGAGATTGCTATTAAAGAGATGTACTACTTCTTCTGCTGCTTGTTGCATTTGTATTTGCGTATCCATGATGGTTCCTTTAGGGAGTGAAACTGGGAGAGAAAAGTCCCCTGAGTTTTTAGGCTCAGGGGAAAGGTACTGCGAGGGGAACTATTAGCCAGCTGCGCCAGCAGTGAGGTTGTAGATGATGGCGTTGGCAGGAGGATTCTTGATGAGGCAGGTCAGTTCCGTAGTGAGCGAACCGCCGACAGCATCTTGTCCTTCATCAGCACCGTATTCCTCGTTCTTCGTCTTGCGATCTCCGAGGTATGCGACATTGAAAGTGGACAGATCCACAGCCATTGCCATCTTGCTCCAGGTGCTGTTGGTATTAAGCAGAGGATGCTCAATCACGCGGAAAGTACCGCGAGCAGTCTTGAAGGTGGAGAATTGCAGGCCCCACGAAGTCTGACCATCTACCAGCTGGTAAGTACCATTCAGGCGGCCGATGTTATTCAGCACCAGTTTGGCAGTACCGCCAACGAAGAGGATACGCTCGTTCGCTACTTTCGGATCAGTTGCCTGATTGAAAACAGGATCAAGTGCAGCTTCCAGTTGGGTATAGGTGGTGGTGCCACCTGCGGTAGTAACGTTGACAGCAGCATAGCTGGACGGGTAGTACGTCAGGTTGCTAACAATGGAGATGAAACCATCCATGGTACGGAACGGCTTACCATTGCGAGTACCCTGCGACTTCTGCCCGAAGAACAGCGACTTCTCGATGCTGGTTGCGTGGAACGCAGCGCAATCCTGCTTGTTCTCGCTAACCGTATCGTTGCCAGCGATGACCTGCGTAGCACGAGCCGAATCAGTGAGTGCCCAAGCATCACGGAAGATCTGCGTCAGATTGGTAATACGCACCGGAGTTACGTTCAGAGCGCCAGGGCGATCAGAACCTTCCTCGAATGCGTTACCAACTTGGAACAACTTCACGTCATCTGCGATTGCAGCCGCAGAAACCGTACCAACGCCACGAGTAACGTGAATGGTAGTGCTGGAGGGGATGGAATTCACCAGAACATTCTCACCCGTGGTATTCACACGGAGGATCATACCTGGCAACATGTTGGTATTCGAATCCACCGTGAACAACTGCGTAGTGCCATCACCGATAGCACCATTCAGTTGAACTTCAGGGAATACCATGGTCTTGGTGAAGAAACCATGCTCGGTAGCAACAGCAGTTTCGCTGGAGAGCATGGAAGTAAGGCCGAACAGCGGAGCAGAACCATTCGGCATCAGGCGAGTAATCATACCTGCGAAAGATTTCTTCGCCAGATCGGTAGTGAAGTTACTCGTGTTGAACATACCAGTAAAGACGGCCATGTCAGTTTTCCTTTCTTATGTGAGGGATTAGAGGACAGTCCACTTGACAGTGGTGGCCGAAAGTTTCTCGATCACAATGTCAGTACTGGAACTGGCAGGAGTGGTAGCGCGACCGGCGAGAGTAACACCAGCGCCAGCACCCCACGTGATTGCGAACGCGGTAGTAACAGAGACCTTGAACATGTAGGTATCTCCGATATCCATATCCGCCATTGCAGCCAGCAGATCAGCAGCAGTAGGAGTGGTGAAAACACGGCCAGCAGTGAGGCCAGTAACTTGCAGCACGCCACCCATTACTTGCGGAATCGTAACTGTCAAGATGGCATCAGTCGCGTAGCTATTGATGAGGACATTGGCCATGATGCCATCCCCAGTACGAGCAGGACGCTCAAGTCCGCTCTGTTTGACACAAGCACGTACGAACATATGATTCTCCTAGAAAGAAAAGGTTAGTTCAGAAAGTTCGACCAGTCAGTTTCATTTGCTTTCTTGGAATCTGCCGCAGGAGCTTTGGGCGGGGAGATACCAGTAGCAAATTGTTCCAGATAGGTCTTAGCCATTGCTGTAAGTTCAGCAGCAGAGGCTTGTGGAAATTTAACTGCTAGTTGGTTTTGTACTGCACCAAGAATAGGAGCAGCTGCAGGGTGAGAAAAGATTGGGTTTTCAGCCCTGAGACTTTCTGAAGCAGTAGAGGAGCGAATATGCTGGGGGATTTCTGCTATGAACGCTTCCCGTTGCTTTTGCATTGCTTGCTCAGTAATCTTGGTGGAAGCGAAAGATGCCTGAGCATATACGTTTTGTGCTACTGAGTTCATTGCTGCTGCGAAGGCTTTGATGCCATCCTCTCCGCCTGCTTGGATTGCTTGCAAAGTAGCAGGAGTAATGGACTTTGCGAAATCTACCTTACCAGCAGCTTCCATGAACTTCTTGGGATCAACTTCACCAAATACACTGGTATTCCCAGGCGCTGCTGCATTGGGATCATTTTTCCACAGCTCGCTAAATGCATCGAGCGGGGTCGCATTTGGGTCAGGGGCAGGAGCACCAGGAGGAATAGTTCCATTGGGAGCTGTACCATTGGGAGCTGCGCCAGTAGCAGCTGCACCAGCTGGGATATTTCCTGGAGGAGTAGGTTGGCCAGCAGGAGCAGGAGCGCCAGCTACAGGGGCAGCAGAACCACCGAACATTGCCATAATACTTTGTGAGATACTCATTTTGATTTCCTTTAGGTTAGTCTTGCGGGGTTGCTGCTGCTTCTTCAGATGCAAGTGATGCATCCAGTAGATACTCAATCAGATCCAGTTGTCCTTTCAGAAATGCTTCCTGCTGTGTGTAGGAAAGCACATCATTGGGAGTAAAGACCAGATTGATCTTCTGAGTTGCTATTGCTGCCCGCTGGTTCTGCAGCACAGCCTTTTGTAGGCTATTCAGTATCTGCCCATTTGCTTCATCTCTGGCAGAGAGATCTATTGCTTGGAATGGATTGTCCATCATTGTTTCCTTTTGGTTACTCATTGTTGGTGATGTTGTTGGTGATGTTGTTGATGTTCGATTTCACTTCCGGCTGCTTGTAAACTGGGGAAATACCTTGCTGTGCTGGCTTGTATCCGTACTGCTCAGGCATCGGCTGAGGTGGCATCTGTTTCATTGCAGCTTGCATTTGCTCAGGTTCCATACCTTTAAGACCTTCTGCTACCATCTGCATGGATTGTTGCCAAGCTCCCACTGCCTGCTCATAAGCAAGTTGCTCAGGAGACTTCTCGAACTCAGTAATCTTACCCCCTTGAGTTTTAATGAAGTATGAGAACATTGGAGCTAGATTGTAGCCAGCAGCAATACTAGGAGTAGAGCCAATTACCTGCATTGCTGTTTGCAATACATCTGCATTGATCAGCTTGTCTGAGGGAGTAAGACCATCAGATATCTTGAATTCCAGTACTGCCTTGCGAAGCTGAACTGGATCAATGGTAACTTCCTGCTCGCTGGTACGATTGAACAGAGATACTCCACCTTGGTACTGAAGGATATTGAGCTTCAGTATCTCCTTCAATGGGGTAAACAGCTGGGCCTCAAGAAGGATGGAAGTAACCTGATCCCTGCCATTTGCGTTGCTCATCACAGATTCAAATTCATGGAGAGTCTTATTCCCCTTCACGAACTGTCCCTGGCGTACTTGATTCTGTCCAGTAATCATATTACCCATCTGCACCAATGTCTGAGTTTCTTGCATCAGAATACCAGACTGGTCATCACGGAATGGGATAGGGTAATAAGCATCCTGCATCGGCTTACCATAGGCAGCGGGGCGAACAGGAATCTTGGCAGCAGGATTCGGGTTATTGATGTGAGCCTCAGTAATTCTGGAAGGATCATATATTCCACGATCGGAAATGGCGCGGCGGCGAGCAGCAATAACACTGTTCCACATCGCACTGGTAATGGATTGAATTGGTGCTACATTCTGAGCTAGTGGTTTGGTCTGGTATTCCAGGCCATCTTCTAGGGGCTGGGAGAATAGCATCGGAAGCATACCATGTGCGTTAGTCTGGCGTTCTGCATACAGCAGCACCTGATGATTCACATAAATGAACTTCCATACTTGAGGAGTATTAGGAGCAGGAACACGCAGGCCGAAATCGCTAGGAAGGATGCGTGCATACAAGGTAGTAACTTCATACATATCCTTGTACTTAATCTTCTGATCAGCTCCTGCCAGATCTGCCCATGCAAGCCAGTTGGTGGTATTGCGTGAGTTCTTTTCCAGCAGCGCTTCAGGATTCAGAGAGGGTATGTAATAGGATGCATGGCTGCCAGTTTCTGAGATACCTGAGAAGCCAAGGCCAGATTCAAATGCTGGGATGATATTATCCACTAGCTTATCTGGGAGTTCCTGAATGAACTGCTTAAGAGCGATACGGCTCATTACTTCTGTGTAGCCGCTGAACTCTCCCTTAGTGTGCATATCACAGGGGGCTACACGGGAATCGAAAATGACATTGTACATATCCATGTTACGGATAGTATTACCTTCCCAGATTACCTCTTTAGGACGCGCCTGTGTAAGAGAAAATGAGAGATCGGTTTCGAATGCAGCAGTTACTCTGCGCGCCCAGTTAACTTCCAGCGCACACAGGTTATACTTAAATCCATTGCGGAAGAACTTGAGAAACTCCCGTGTCCAGCCGCCTCTGGTGCTCTGGTCATCAATCACAGTTTCCATCTGCATTGCTGCATCCATATTGGATGGATTGCTTACAACACCAAAGATGGGAGTACCGGTCAGAAAGACTGAGGCTTGATACGTGACCGCTGCCTCTACTGCTGGCATCACAATTGGCACAACAATGTTCTGGTAGCGAGTGCTATCCCCCAGCCTGTTATTTACTTTCGCGCGCTGGTGCTCCGCAGTCTGATCCGTCTCCCTCATATACAGGAGATCAATATCTCTCATACGCTCCCGTATATTCCAATTGGAAGCAAGTACACGGTAGCAGGAATGGGAGTATTCCAAGAGAGCTTCTTGGGAACGGCGGGGAAGAATCATTGGAGTGCTGGGAGTAGCCATTTGTTTTCCTATCCTGTTATATTACTTAGAGAGAAGTTCATTGATAAAGCCCATCACTGCATTCGTATCTATCTGGTCATCTACCAGAGAAGGTGCATGTTTTCTGGTAAGAACTGCTACGTTCGCTTTCTCTCCCAGTAGTATATCTTTGATGGCAGGAGTCTTAGCTGATGCAATAGCTTGTTCCAGTTCAGCTCTGGAAGCAGGAGATATAGTATTCACCTCATCTGCAAGGTATTCCTCAGGAGACATCTTGAAGGAATTGATGAACTTTCTATCCTTAGTGGATAGTTTCTTTTCCTGTGATGCTTTAAGGAATCTTGCTACATCTTCTGCTGTATAACCACCAGGCATTTCATATCCTTCGCTGTTAAAAGGAACAAGTGCTTTCTGCTCCAAGTACCTCAATTGCATCTCCATCTTGCTGTACCCACAGGCAGGAGGAAGCTACAAACTCTCCATACATCTCCAGTACTTTGGATGCGTAAGCTAGTAGGTCAAGTATGTCATCTACGTTATCACGTTTCAAGGGGTTCCATTGAGAGATCTGCATGAATACCTCTCCCTTGCACTCAGGAGCTACGAAGATTTCACCAGCTTTCATCTGCTTAAACATGGAGAGGATGCGGGAGTTCTTACTGTATCCGCCTGGATATACTTCCACAGCTTCAATACCATATATACCACGTTGCTCACAGATGAATCGGAACCAGTACCCAAGGGTAGCTTGGAATGCCACAGCTTCTATACAGATGAGGCGGCAATTATGGCGCAATGCCATCTCTAGCGCAGTACTGATAGTATCTCCAGGGGAAAGCCTCTCATTGCGCAGTTCTCTCAGTACTGGATACCCTTCAAATACTTCAAAGTACCCAATTGCTACGGCATCGGAATTAATCTTACCAGTACTAGGATCAATAATAATGTAATTCCCAGCAGGAATATCCCCTTCCACATATGGTAGATTAGGTAGGGTAGAAAGATCAACGAGATTATTAGACGCAGCGTTCTCATCGTTAAGAACTTCTGCATAGAAAATCTCGGGCCGCCCCATTGCCAGATCGTTTTCATATTCCCTCCACAGTTGCTGTATCGGTTGTAGTTCTTCCCAGAGAGATGTGCCATCAGCAAGGATACCACCTGCAATGAATTTTACCCAGTTAGGATTCTGCTTCAGATGGCGTAAGATGCTGTGTTTGGTGGGGTACATATTACCAACAAAGAGAAATAAGCAGCCGCGCGGGCTTTTCGCCTTCATCGCAGTACCTACCATCTCACGTTCTAGTGTTTCAGATTGTACCTGAGATTCCGCGCATACGCGAGATTGTATGTCATCAAAGAGCATTACATCTGGGCGCTCATTCTTGAGGGTAATACCACGGATAGATTCAATTGTACCTGCCATTAGGATGATATTTCTACCTCTGAAGCCAAATTTCTTCAGATCTAAGCGATCTGTTTCCAGTCCAATGCGGTAATCTCCAAAGGCGCGGCGGATATTATCCTCCGAGAGCATATCACATACGTCAGCAACGATATTATTTGCCTTAGATTGGTTCTCAGCGAGTACAAGTATGAACTTGCGATCAGTAAAGAGGATTACATATAGCAGGAACAGCTTCATCAGAGCTGTTTTCCCAAAGCCGCGAGGTAATCCTAGCGCAAGCTGGCTGAAATCTCTCTGCTTATGTATGTATTCACGTAGCCAAGACCATACAGCAAGGAAAACTGGAGGAAAACGGTACTCATATATGAGTGGCATTGCGAGCGCGGCGAGGAAATCTAGCGATTCGCGGCTTAAGGAAGAAACTTCCTCTGAATGGAATGATACCTCCTGTACCATTGGAGCTAATGCAGGAGGTATCTCACCTTTCTCTGAGAATCCAAGCGATTCTTCTATGCTACTACCTGGAGTTATCATCTTTTGGCGCGCGCGAGGAGGTGGAAGTTACAGAGGTACCAAGCTGAAGTGAGATGGCGAGCAGAATTGCTTGCGCAGCCTTCTTATTGGCAGCAAGCAACTGGGCTTTCTTATCCAGCATTTGCAATTCTTTCTGTAACTCTTGGGAGGCCGGAGCCATCATTCTTTCTCTCCTTCATTTGCGCCGCTAACGTCCCTGATTGGATAGTCAGTAGCTCTTGGGAACCTGCTTGGATGACTTGATTCTGTATGTTGGTAGTAAAGCGATTGATAATTTGTACTGGCATCAGCAGAGATACTACCTCTCGCTTCTCCAGTATTGCTTCAGGAGTACTAGTTCCTCTGCGCTTGGCCTGATTGATGATCTGAATTGCCTTTAGTATCTCCATCGGCTTATGCATCAGAGGTAAGCAATCTTTCAGCCGCACCAGCAAATCATCTTCTAGCTGGTCATAGCTGCTATCTCTCTCATTATGCTTAGCAAGTGCTTCAAAACGAAGCGATGCAACTCGCGCCGCGAAAGTATCAGTACTAAGAAGCTGACTAAGATATGATTCGCTGCAACCTAATGAAGCTGCAACAGTAGCAGGAGGTAAGCCACTTCCCAATAGGGAGGCAGCTCTATCTTCTAAGATGGATACAACTAGGGCGGGAGTATCGAGAGGTGAGTTCATGCTTTGCATTATATATAAGGTAGTACCTGAGAGGCGGTGGGGTCTTTCTTACTATCTACTAGTACCTTATGTGTTTTGAAAAAGTTTAGTAAAATGGATATGGTTGCATAGGATACTCGCGCGCAGGGAACTCAAAAGGGCTACTATCCCCCTGCCATCTGCCACATGAGAATGATTCTCATTCATCCTGGTACTATCCTTCATGTATATGAAGGATAGTTCAGGTCTTATACATGAGTCAGATAATGGACACTTATGTCAGGAATCTAACACTTGTGTCCAAATTCTGACATATTAGCCGATGCTAATATTCCCGGCATTAGGCGGGGCTTGATCTGGAGATTGGTAGAATCTGGCATGGTTCCTGCTTATATACTAGTACCGTGATCCCACGGTACGCCACTCGTGCATCCATCTGCTGACTCTATAAAGGAACTACTGCCATGAATACTACTTACACCTCCCCCATTGGCGCAACCTTGATTGCATCTATTCAACCTGATGGGACTACTCTGTATCCCATTCTCAAGGCCAAAGATGCATCTGAACTGATAGGTTATAACCTGCTGCCGATCTCCCGCACTGATGGCAAGAAGGGGAAGTCCGATTCCTGTATCCAAGTCCCCTGTATTTCTGATTCCCTGCTGACTGTGATCTATAACAATGCCACTGGTAACGCATGGATCAGGGCGCAGGTGGCTGCTCTGCAAAGCAAGTTGGCATCTGCTGCTAACAAGTCCGGTCTTGCTGTGGATAGCGTGGTAATTGGTGTGGATAGCCTGCTGAATGCCATGCAAGTACAAGAGGCTGCTACGCGCATCAGCAAGGAATCTATCGCCGCATGGTTCGATGCCTCTATCTCTGCTCTTGTTGTGGCTGCATTGACCGCGAAAGGACTGCCGGAAGGCACTCATGCGAAGATTCTGGAAGGATTCAAGGCATCATTTCAGCGTCTTGCGATCTCTGATGTATCTCTGCCTGAGGCAGAATGTAATCAGCTTACTAAGGCTCTGGCATTGATTCCTGAGGATTCTGAGGTGAATGAAGAGCCTATGACGGAGAAGATCGCGGCAAGGCTCTTGAAGGCATCAGAAAGGACTGTTGAGATCGCCAACGCTCTCTGATATTCGCAGGTTTGGCCCACTCTCAGAAATGGGAGTGGGCTTTTTTGCTTTATAAGCATCTTGAAACATCTGAAAATTGGCTTTAGCGCCACAGAGCCAGAAAACCAATTAACCAATTAACCAATCGCCCCCTCCCATGTACTTTCCCCCTTCCCCGAAGGTGTCCTATTAGTATCAGCAGTGTATAGCTATAGATAGTAATAGGGTATATCTTTCATATTCCAATTTTTAATTACCCCCTCTACTGTGCTAAGAACTATAGGGGTTCCCCAGTAGTATCTCAGGTATAGCATGGTAGATAGCACCAGGTTATGTAATAGCGGTAATATGTCCCCTCTTGACACGCATAGGCGGATATGGGACAATAAGGGGCGATTGGCGAATTGGTTATATGGTTCCCAAACCAATGCCCGCATTCTTTAGTTAGATTCTATTTGCAAAGGAAAAGAAAATGAACCAAGCAATGACAGCAATGCAAGCAGAGATAGAGATACATAAACTAGTAGCTGCTTATTGGTCGCTCATTGTGGATATGTATCCTTCCATTGGTACAGCACCAAGAATCATGGTTACCACCAGGAAATCAAGAGTAGCAGGGTATGCCTGGAAATCTAAGGTAGATAGCAGAGTAGAGTATAACCTTACCTTTGTACTTACCGCAGGTATGGAAGTATTTACAGAGCTACTAGTACATGAGTTAGCTCATATAGTACAGTTCCGTATCTTCCCAAATGCACCACAAGTACATGGCCCAGAATTTAGGTATGTAATGAGAAGGCTAGGATATGTAGGTGATACCTATCATTACATGGATGTAGTAGAAGCAAAAGCAGCAAGTAAGGCAGCAAAGAGTAGTTCTCTCTCAATTGCAGGTATATTGTAAAAGGAATAGAAGCTATGAACACCAATGCAAAGCTCATATCTGATCCAATCGTACATCGTACCCATGTATCCATACAACAGGATTACAAGGGTACTATGTTTGAAACTCTCAAGGTATTTACCAAATCTGGTAAGAGCTTTTTTGTTGTGGAGGAACTGGATGCACCAGAACCACAACTGGAGCGGCCATTGATTGTACGCTTGGCTCACAAGTGGAGTATCTACAAGGATAGCATTCAGGTAGAACCATGTGGGCAAGCATCTACCTGTAAGGTATGTATTGCACATACTGAGCGCACCAGAACCAGTAAGCAATACCATTAAGTAGCAAGGAACTGCCAGGATTACCTGCCAAGGTAGTTCTGGCCTCTTCGCATTTCCAGTAGTAGAATCTATTAGGAGAATTAAAATGGTAATCAGAGCTAAAACCAGAAGTATGCAAACCTATAGCAATACCATAGGTCAGCTTGATCTCATATTCTACTGCCATACATTCGATATGGCATATGATAGCGATATCATCCTTCCAATTGAACCAATAATGCAGATGCTTCTGATGGGAGGTGAGCTATAATGGCCTACGATCAGAATACATTCAATGAATTGTTTGGATTACTGCGTAAAGCATCCAAGCATATCAAATATCCGTCTATCAGGATGGTAACTACTGATGGATCAAAAGTCCAGATATTCCTAGCTAAGAAGGATTACATTGGTCTTAAGGTAGATGGAGTGTATCAAGGTAAAATACTGGATATAGGTAAGGTATATTGGTATCCAGTATCTATGGAAGCTATCAAGCAAGAGATACTCCAATTCTGCATACTACCTACTGCAAGTGCAAAGATCAATGGCCAGAAGTATAACCATTGCTGCTTCTGTAAGCAGGAACTTACCAATGCCATATCTGTATATAATGGATATGGCCCAATCTGTGCAGATAACTATGGATTACCATGGGAAGCTGCACCAATAGAAGCACCAATTGTAATTGATTCTATCTTATAAGGAACCAATGTAATGAAAATCCTATGCGCCTATTCAGGCTTAGAATATCAGGTAGAGCATATACCAAGCTACCTACAAGGAACTGGTGAAGTACATCCAGTCTTTTCTATTCCACAAAAGAAACTGTTCTCCCTACTTCCTAAGTGGGCATCTGGAGAACTAACAGATACAGATAACTATCTTCTGTTCCTAGCTTTCCTGCATTCTACTGAGCTAGTAAGATGGAGTTGCCCAGTACTGAGAACCAATCAGACTGCTTCCTTGATCCAGAACAATATGCAAGGATTAGCAGGTATGGTAGGTCGCATCAATGCTATCAAGCATCCATCATTTGCACTTCCTCAGTTTGTAATATCTCAGCAGACTAGAACACTGGACAATGTAAAGTACTGGATTCAAATCTGGGAAACACAGTACCAGGATTTCCTCTCTGGTCTTAAAGATGAAGAAGCTAGAAGCAAGCTATCTCGCAGAGAAAGCGCACTTGAGAAGCTGATAAAGAATCCATCAATTAACCCATCCAAGTATGCAGGTATGCTTGCTACTTGGGCATCTGAAGCAGGTAAGTTTCCACTATTCAGAATGCGCTCTCCAATGAATGGGGAGAATACTACCTGCTGTGATTACTGGAAGGAAATCATAAAGAGATGCTATTCCTCTGAAAGTATCATGGCTATTCCAGAAGCTGATCTATCTGAGCTACTGGAACACTGTGAGGAATACATTGAAGCAGGTAGTATCTTCAGCTTCCATCTATTCTCTACACTAAGGGAAGGAAAAGACAGGCAGAAGAATTTCCTAGGTCTTGATTTCAGCATGAATCTATCTGCTGAAAATCCTGGCTTCCGTATCCTAGATGCAGATAGCAATATAGAAGATGCAGCAATTCAGCTTCTAATTGATACTGCACCAAAGGAACTGCCAAAGAAGCAGGACTATCCTACTTCCTTTGCTTTCCTGAGAGCTAAGATGAAATGGGATACTGCTGAACGCTATAGAACTCAGGTAAAAGCCCCTTCTAGTGAAAATGACGTAATATAAGTATATTATTCCAATCACTCACTAGGAGAACTATCATGGGAAGAACAAAAGGTAAGACACAAGATTTAACAGGAAAAGTATTTGGCAGGCTAACTGTAGTAAGCAGAGGAGAAGTACAAGCTGAATGGATATGCAAATGCAGGTGTGGGAATACCTGTACAAAACTTGCATACAGACTTACTACAGCCCACAGGCCCACCAGAACATGCGGAGATTGTAAGGATTATTTAAACTACCCACATGAATACAAAGCGTATGAAGCCATGCATTCTAGGTGTTACTGTCCTACAAACATCAGCTATCCAAACTATGGAGGCAGAGGAATAGAAGTATGCCAAAGATGGAAAGAAGATTTCCTTAACTTCTATGATGACATGGGAAATAAACCAGACGGAGACTATTCTTTGGATAGATTAGATGGGGAAAAAGGCTACTCGCCAGAGAATTGTAGGTGGAGTACCAGAGTTGTACAGAACAAGAATCGTGCAAAATTCATGCACAAGAAAAATCGTCTTACACCTGAAGGAGATATATAACATGGCTGCTTCAATTGTAGCATACCGTAAATACGGTGTATCTCCTAAGATCATATCTTGGCTGATGCAGAATTCCCAAGAAATCACTCATTACAGAGATGCAATGGAGCAATACTATCTTCTGTTCTGGGAAGGTAAGTACCTAATCAATAAGACCATAGATGGTCTGATCTGGAGAGGTGGTACATCTTATGTAGTAGTATATGCAAAGAACTGTACCAGAGGATATGTAATAGCTCACCCTAATGAGCAGTTCTCTGTATCCTTTCGCAAGGCAATGCCAGAGTATGATCTACCTGCCTATTGCTATATCTCCCAAGCAAACAAACTGGAGTACTAATCATGAGCGCATTACAAGAGCTTCTAAGGAAAGCAAAGGAAAGAGCTGCATTAGCTCAGGTTCCTCCAACTGTAGTAAGTGCTACACCTACACCAATTGCAGCAGCAATTGCAACAGTAGGAACTCCTGCAACAGTAGGTATGCATGGGGAAGGTATTACCTATAACAAGGAACAGCAGGAGTTCATTACTCTTGCTACCACCAGGAAATCTGCAATATTGGTAGGTGCAGCAGGTACTGGTAAAACCACTTGTACCAGAGGAGCTATTACTTCTCTAATCCAATCTGGTACTATACCATTCATGACTTCAGGTCATAAGTACCTACCAGAAGGAACACCAGGAATTGTACTATGTTCCTTTACTCGCAGAGCTGTAGGTAACTTGCGAAAGGCTATGCCTATTGATCTAAAAGGGAACTGTATTACCATCCATAAGCTACTGGAATACCAGCCAGTATATTATGAAGTATTCGATGAAGTAGCTGGTGAGTACAGGAAAACCATGCGCTTTGAAGCCACCAGGAATTCCTTCAATCCACTCAGTTCCTCCATACGTACCATAGTAATTGACGAAAGCAGTATGGTAAGCGTGGAACTCTTTCAGGAGATACTAAATGCCCTTCCATCACTCCAGAATGTACAGTTCATTTTCATTGGTGATATTCAGCAATTACCCCCTGTATTTGGTAGCGCAATTCTTGGCTACAAGATGCTTGAACTTCCCTGTATCGAACTTACACAAGTCTATAGGCAAGCATTGGAATCTCCTATTATTAGGCTTGCTCACAGAATCCTCAGTGGAAATCCAATTCCATTGGAGGAATATACCTCACCTGAATTCAAGGTAGATCAGAAACTAACTATCCATCCTTGGAAGAAGCGTATCAATGCAGACAATGCATTAGTAACTCTTGCAGGATTCTTCAAGAAAGCACTGGATACTAAGGCCTATGATCCAGAGGAGGATATGATACTGATCCCATTCAACAAGGCTTGTGGAACCATTGAACTGAACAAGCATATAGCTAATCATCTAGCTCGCACTCAGCAGAGAGTGACTCATGAAGTAATTGCTGGCTTCAATAAGCACTACTTCAGTGTAGGAGATAAGGTACTATATGAACGGGAAGATGCTGAGATTGTAGGCATCTCTCTGAATGGTATCTACTCTGGTGCTAACTACCTGCCTGCATCTACCACCTTGGATTACTGGGGATATGATTCAGGTACTCCTGGAGAACATACTCATCACCTGTCAAATGAAGAAGCACATAGAACCATTGATGATATACTAGATGCAATGGCTGCTAATGTAGGTGAAGATGGAGAGGAAAGAGTACGCCAAGCTTCCCATGTACTCACCCTTAGAATCTTGGAAACCGACCAGGAAGTAAAGGTAGATTCAGCAGCAGGTATCAATAACCTGTTACTGAGCTATGCACTTACTGTTCATAAATCTCAAGGCAGCGAATGGAGAAAGGTATTCCTACTTCTACACCAGAGCCATGCTACCATGATACAGAGAGAACTTCTCTATACTGGTGTTACCAGAGCAAGAGAAGAACTCTATGTAATCTGTGAGCCAGATACATTCACTAAGGGTATCCTGAACCAGAGAATAAAAGGTAATACTCTAGCTGAGAAAGCTGAGTTCTTCAAAGGCGCTATTGAGAAGAAGCAATCCTTACTCTCTCAATGACCCTCCTAGTGGAAGTATGTGTCCTTCTATAGCATACATACTTCCATAAAGGAGAACATAATGCCATACCCAGCAAAGCAGCTAACAGGTAAAGTATTTGGAAGGCTAACTGTGTTAGAGAAATACTATCCAGAAACTAAGGAGAAATACTCTCAGTGGAAAGTTCAGTGCAGGTGTGGTAAAACAAGAGTAATAGGAACTAACCACTTGAAAAGAGCAAAATCCTGTGGGAAGTGCCAGGATGAACTTAATTATCCAGCAGAATACAAAGCCTGGATGAACATGCACAATAGATGCTACAACAGTAACTACCCACAGTATCACAGATATGGAGGTAGAGGAATCTTAGTGTGCCAAGAGTGGAGAATGGACTTCCTTAATTTCTATGCTGATATGGGGAGTAGGCCAGCAGGATTATCTCTTGATAGAAAGGATAATGATAAAGGATATAACAAAGAGAATTGTAAGTGGAGTACGCAGCAAGAGCAAGTGGAGAACAGGGCTTGTGTTATTTCTACACTTCCTTGCTATCTAAAACCAAAGGGCATTGACAAAGACCCCGCCATCGGATAAGATATGGAAACTGTTGAGGAAAGATCAGTATAAAATCTTTCACATCCAATCCTAGGAGATTCAAAAATGAATGACACTACCAATGTTGGTCAAACTGAAGTGGTTGCTAATTTCGACAACACTGTTGATCTTCGTGATACAAAATTCCATTTCAAGAAGGATGATCTTGGTAACAAGCGTGAAACAGTTGAACTGAAGCTTCCTACTCCTTCTGTTGAAGGACTGGTGAAGATTCTGGAAACTGGTGGCAAAGGACTGGAACTGTTGCTGGCTGCTGCTGCTGATATTGTTGCAGCTCAGGCTCGCTCCCTCCTGAATGACAATGAAACCATGACTGACAAAGACTTCCCAATGGAGCAGTGCTTCTGGGAATTCATTGCCAATATGCCTGAAGCTGAGAAGCGTGGCCGTGGTATTGCCAAGGAAGTCTGGGAAGCATTCGGCAAGGATTACATTCTTGTCATGCCTGCTGTTACTGGCAAGACTGCTGAACAAGTTGGTAATGCAGTCAAGTTGTTCCTTAATAAGTTCCAAGCAGTCAAGAGCAACAAGGCTGTTGTTTCCAAGCTCAAAGAACAGCTGGCTATCTACGTTTCCAACAGCCCCAATGCTGAGGAATACGCTGATGCTGTGAAGTTCCTCTCTGAGAAAGCGGACACGCTTCTCGCTGCTGATGAAACTGCTCTGCTGAACAACCTGTAATACTTGCAGTTGCAATAAGACTGGCAGCTATGTTCTGCAAAGCATAGCTGCTTTTCTTATGGCTACTCCAATTAAATCCAGATACTTACCTATCTGGAATGAGCTGAAAGAAAAAGGAAAGTGCAGACTAGCTGCACCACCAGCTCTACATCCTCGCATTATAAAAGCAGTAAAGAAGCGGAGAAACCAAGACATTGCATTCTCCTTCCTGATAGCAGAGGATCACAAGAAAGCAAGACTGCACTTTGAATCCAAAGGTTCTTTTCTATCCATCACATTACATATATCCATAGGACTAAGCGAGCTATGAACACACATTTTAATCCATTGAAAGAAGCATTCGCTGGGAATTCACTGAAGGATAGCGTATCAATTCCTTGCAAGAACAAGGGAGAATCTGGTAAGGCTATCTGCATCATACCTGAGTACCTGGATTCCTATGAGAACATAGAACAGGTACAGGTATGGATACCTATTAGCCAGGTATCTGAGATTCATCCGGATCATGTAGTAATACAGCGGTGGATAGCTGATAAGAAGGGACTGCTGCCGTGAATACCTATGGCCTATACGGTAAGAAGAAAACTACCAAAGTTGGTAGGCCTCAGAATGAAAGACAGCGGCTAGCTTCTAAGGAGAACTATGCCCTGTTCCAACTCATTGGTGCTAAGGGAAACCTAAGCAATCTGTCTATCTATGGAACCTATGACATGGTAGATGGGGAACTGTACTATGTCCTGAAGCATATCAGTCAAGCCATCAGGAACATCAAAGCTATACAAGCTCACAGAAAGGCAAAAGCCAAGCCATGAATACCCTTGAGCAACTACAGGAAAAAGTATCACAGGTGCAAGCTGCTCTCTTAGCTGCACATCCTACCTTACCTATTCTCCTTGCTGAAATCCACAAGACACTTAAGACTGATCCTGCCCAAGTAACTCTACTAAGCGAGGATGAAATTGGTATCCTGGTAAGCGGTCTGGAAGCACAGACTAAGATAGAGATCATGACTACCATGACCACTGGTACTAAAGGTGGCAAGACGCTGAAGAAGATCAGCATGGATGATATTTGATATGGCTACCATCACTCAGTATGCTGGACTATCAAACGCAGAACTACTGCGCCAGCTCACAGATAGCAGGGAATTCTCTCCTGTAATTGAGGAACTGTGCAAGAGGATTGAGAAAGCTTCCGATGAAGCTACTTGTCCCATCTGTGAAGGAGATATAGCAGGATTCTTGGAGGGCCAGGAATAATGGATACTTGCGAACTCAAGTTCTGCTGCAACTGCAAGCATCTGCTTGGTAATAGGATTCGCCTAGATTCCTCAGATAACTGGAGATGCCATCACCCTTCCAATATCTTCTCTGCTACTCATAACCTAGTAACAGGGATACCAATCAAATCTCTCAAGTGTGAATGCTTGCAGGAGCTACGTTCGTTTAATGCTATGTGTGGTGCATCTGGGGCATGGTATGAGCTGTATGTATTGCCAGTGTATGTACCTCCTCCTTCAGCAATTGCTACAGCCATCAGTACCAAGGGAGTAACTCCTGCTCTCAAGGCTAGACTTGGTGCATTGAAAGCGGAGGATCTGTGATGCCCATTGATCTCAGGGTGAAACAGCTATCCTATTCCTCCAACCTCACTCTCCATAGCTGCCCACGCAAGTACCAGCTATATAAGCTAGGTACTAGGCCAGACCAAGAGGAGGACTATGATTCCTCCATCACCTTCGCATTCGGTCACCTAGTAGGACTAGGGATACAGGAAGTATTTGAAGGTAAGCCACTGAAACAGATCATCTGGAACTGCTTCCTCATGTGGGAACCGCACCTGCTTGCATTCAACACGAAACAGGTAAAGAGTTTCTGGCTAGCTATAGCAGCAGTACAGAAGTTTGCATTCCTTCACAGGGAGAATGGATACCTGAAAGATTATGAGCTGGTAATCCATGAAGGCAAGCCAGCAGTAGAACTTGGCTTCACTGTAGATCTAGGTGATCGCTTCCTGTTCAGAGGATTCGTAGATGCTGTGCTCTCTCACAGAGTGACTGGTGAGGTAATGGTACTGGAAGTAAAGACCACCTCTGCCAAGCTGAATGCTGCCACATACAAGAATTCCTCCCAAGCAATTGGATATTCTGTTGTATTAGATCATCTCTTTCCTTCCCTTAGTGCGTACAAAGTCCTCTATCTGGTGTATAAAACAAAAGAGATGGAGTATGAGCAGCTTCCATTCCATAAGAGCTACCTCCAGCGCGCACTGTGGATACAGGAACTACTGCTTGAGAAGCAGAAGCTACAGCTGTATGAAGGTATCGGTGTGTATCCTATGCATGGTGAATCATGTTATAGCTTTTATCGTGAGTGTGAGTATATGAATCTATGTACTCTTGCCACAGAAACCTTAGCTGAACCACTCACCTTTGGTGGAGCTAAGAAAATCCTGAAGGATAACAAGAGGAAGTACCAAGTGAAGGTGACAATTCAAGAACTCATTCAAGCGCAACTCTCAAAGGAATAATATATCATGAGCTACACAATCACAATCGAAGAAACAAAGACAGTATGCAGCGATGAACAAGGTGCATACTGCCAGGATGGTAGAGAGTTCATATCCGCACAGGAATATGAGGCTCTTGACTTCGATGATAGGAAGCGTTTCAACCTTCAAGCAGATGGCATGTATGCAAGAGATACATATTCCTATCCTCCTAAGCGCACAGTAGTTAAGCAGGTATCCATCAAGGTATATGAACAAGTGGTGGATACCCTGGATATCAATCTTGTGATCCTTGCTGTGATCAAGCCCAAGGATGTGCCGGTATGAAACTCACAGACAAGCATCACTCCAAGACTAGCAGAGTTCTAGTCTATGGAGAACCTAAATCTGGTAAGACTCAGCTAGCTGCTGCGCTATCCAGTGACTTCAACCTCATCTTCTTTGATCTGGAGAATGGATATGAAACGCTACTGAAACTGCCGCAGGTACAGCAGGAACGCATTGAGTTGCTCTCCATACCTGATACCAAAGTGTTCCCGATTGCCATTGAAACCATGCTTAAGGTAATAACTGGTGTCAAGACTGAGATATGCGAAGCTCATGGTAAGGTATCATGCCAGATGTGTAAGAAGGCAGAAGCTGCATTCTCCTCAGTCTGCTTGAATGATCTGCCAAATGATGCCATTGTAGTGGTAGATAGCCTTACCCAACTCAGCAACAGTGCGATGAACCATCTCACTAAGACTCAGGAAGAACTATACAAACCTGAGTGGTCTGACTACCGTAATCAAGGGCAGCTACTGGATAAGTTCTTATCCCAAATCCAGCAAGCTAAGTTCAATATAGTATGTATTACCCATGTGGTAGAAAGCCAACAAGAAGATGGAAAGGCTAAGCTATTCCCTGTCTGTGGTACTACTCAGTTCAGCCGCAATACTGCTAAGTACTTCGATCATGTGGTGTACTGTGAACTCAAGAACAAGAAGCATAACTTCGCATCCAAGACTACATACGCGAACAATGTAATGTCTGGAAGTAGAATGGATATATGTCTGGAAGATAAGGTAGATCCCACGCTTCTGGATATCTTTCTCCGTAAGGAAGCACCTGCTGTACCCAATACTCCCGCAATGACCGCACTAGCTAATCTGAAAGGACTTGTCAGCAATGCCAAATAATCCCACAGAACCAGAAGTAAGCATCGAAGCTACTCTCGATGAACGTGGCAGCCGCTATGGTAGCTTCATTGGCCATGCACTTGTAACACAGAACATCAAGATCGCAATGAGGCATTCCACCAACTGGGATAAACTTGATGCAGATCAGAAAGAATGTTTGGAGATGGTAGCCCACAAGGTTGGCCGTATCCTAAACGGTGATCCTAACTATCACGATAGCTGGCATGACATTGTCGGTTATACAAAGTTAGTGGCAGACAGGCTGCTAGGAATTGTAAGATAACCTGTACCCTTGTAATCCCTTCGATACATAACTGCAATACATCTATACAGAAAGAAGATATATCATGAGCGAAATCAATATGGACTCCCTGCTGGACGCATCCCTGGACGATCTGGCTGATATGCCTGAGTTCGGTACTTACCCTGCTGGCACTCACAAGGTAATCATCCAGTGGGAGAAGAAGGAAGTGAACAAGCATCCTTCTCTGGAACTGGGAATGAAAGCAGTTGAAACGGTGGAACTGAGCAACCCCACTGAAGATACTCCTCTGGCTGCTGGTGCTGAAGGCTCCGTTCTTTTCATGCTTGACAATGAGTTCTCTCAGGGTAAGCTGAAGGTAGTACTGAAGCAACTGGCTGGCCTCTTTGGTGGTGGTAACATCCGTGAGATCACTGAAGCTTCCAATGGTATGGAAGTTACCATTGTTTCCAAGGTGCGGCAGAACAAGGATAAGACCCAGAGCTACACTGATCTGGTGAAGATCCTGGCGTAAGTTCTAGCTGTTCCCTTTGCACCCTGCGTTCATAAGATGTAGGGTGCAATAGAAACAACTGTAACATCACACCAGAAAGGAACCTCATGTCATGTCATCACTTAAAGATTCCAAATACCGCATAGCTCTCTCACTTCCACAGATACATTACCTAGTAGCATTGCTTCGTACTGATACAAGGGAAGCTACTGCGAAGATGAGCGATAACCTAGCGTCCCAGCTGAAACTCCTAGCATTCAAAGCTGAGGAAGGTATCACCTCGCCTGCATATACAGCAGCAGAGAAGCAAAGCATTGAACAGAAGCTAGGACTGGATGATCCTTCTGAACGTAGGGAAAGAGCATATGCTAAGTGGCAAGGTAATCCTGCTCTCTGTAGCGCACAGGAAGTAGCAGATGCGATGCTGTACAGGTATGAATCCGATATGATGACTACTGCCGAGGAGCAAGAATATGAGCGCAACCAGTAAGCCTAAGAAGGTAGTAGCTAAGAAGGCACCTACCTATGCATTACCTAGCGTACCATTCCAATACAAGGATGAACTGTACCTGCGTATGGTTCCCTCCAAGCGGCTATTCAATAGCACCACTATCTGGGAAGTAGTTAATCGTGGGGACTTCTTCGCAGTAAGTCTTAAGACTGGTGTCTTTACTGTGGTGCCAGGTGATTACGCAAATCCAGTACAGAAGGAGTTGGTGCTATGATCTCAGCACAGTACGTCGACGAACTGGAACAAAAGTAATGAGCCATCGTATTCTCTTTCTAGGTACTATCAGAGATAAAGCATACCTGCCTCGCCTTAAAAGCGTAGTAGGTACTGCTTCAATCATACCAGTACTAGAACCGATTACTACATTAAGCGAGATACTGATCCCATGTAAGAAGAAAGGGATCACTCGCTGCATCAGTACCAATCAAGTACTCCTGCAAAAGCTAGTATCCTTGCAGGGAGATACAGGTAGGAAGAAGCCATCAATAGATAACTATGCAGGTTCCTACTTCCAGCATGATGGTATGGAGTTTGTATTCATTGATCCACTGGAACAGTTAGTAAGCGTGAATTATGGTGCATTCCTCACTCGCCGCTACATATCCAAA